ATTTCGTACACGGTCTTGATTTCCGTATGAAGAAGGGTTCAAAAGGCGGCTACGCCGACTACTCAACTTCAAGCTGGAGTCGTCGTGAACGTCCTCTAAGTGATGAGGAACAAGCCGCAATTAAATCACATGGCTTGTTTAATCTAAATGACTTCTTACCTAAGAAGCCTACTGAAATTGAACTCAAAGTTATGAAAGAAATGTTCGAAGCATCTGTAGATGGCGAACCTTTTGATATGGAACGTTGGGGTCAATACTTTAAGCCCGCAGGTATGAGTTCAAGCACAGGCGATCCTGTAGCAAAGTCTGCTCCTAAAGCACAAGACGATAGTTATGACGACGAACCTGCTCCAGCGGCTAAGGCAGTTCCTGCCCAAGCAACTGAAACAAAAGCAGAAGCACCTGCCGCAGGCGGTGATAGCCGAGCACAAGATATCTTGGCTATGATTCGTAACCGTCAGAAGTAAAATAAGGGGGCAGATCCCCCTTATTATTTTAATTTAGGAGATTAACTATGGCTACAAAGCCGTTTGACTTATCAAAATTTAGAAAAACATTAACTAAGTCTATCGACGGACTTAGTGTTGGATTCCAAGATCCAACAGACTGGATTAGCACAGGCAACTATGCTCTAAATTATCTTATTAGCGGTGATTTTCATAAAGGAATTCCTCTAGGTAAGGTAACTGTGTTTGCAGGTGAATCTGGTGCAGGCAAATCATATATTTGTTCTGGAAATATTGTGCGTAACGCCCAACAACAGGGCATTTATGTTGTCTTAATCGATAGCGAGACTTGGTGTTGATACTAGTGAAGATAAACTTCTCAAGCTCAACATGGCAATGATCGATGATGTTGCTAAAACTATCAACGAATTTATTAAAGAATACAAAGAAATGCCAGAAGAGAATCGTCCCAAGGTGTTATTTGTTGTCGATTCGCTGGGTATGTTGCTAACACCAACAGACGTTAACCAGTTCGAAGCAGGTGATTTAAAAGGTGACATGGGCCGTAAGCCTAAAGCACTGACAGCACTTGTCCGTAACTGTGTGAATATGTTTGGTAGCCTTAATATTGGGCTTGTTGCAACAAATCACACATACGCAAGTCAAGATATGTTCGATCCAGATGACAAAATTTCAGGCGGACAAGGTTTTATCTACGCAAGTTCTATTGTTGTTGCTATGAAAAAACTAAAACTCAAAGAAGACGAGGATGGCAACAAGGTTTCTGAAGTAAATGGTATTCGTGCCGCATGTAAAATCATGAAAACACGATATGCTAAACCTTTTGAAGGCGTTCAAGTTAAGATCCCATACGAAACAGGTATGAATCCTTATAGCGGCGTTGTTGACTTGTTCGAAAAAGAAGGCTTGCTCAAGCAAGAAGGCAATAGACTCAAGTGGGTTGACCCAGAGACTGGAGAAGAATTCAAATTCTACCGAAAAGAATGGAAAGATGATAAATTAGATATGATAATGGAGAAATTCCATATCAAAACTACTATAACAACTACTGTTCCTGAGGAGAATGAAGAGCATGTTGAATGAGAGCCAAATTGGTGATATCTGGTTGATATTCGCTGACTATATTGATAAGAAACAATTGGAAGTTGCCGCAGAGAGATACGTTGATTTGTTGGCTGATTACGGAGTTAGTGATCGTGTGTTAGAGGGTGCTACGGGCGTCGACGAAACTCTAGACCAAGCTATTGAATATTATCTCGATGAGGAAGATGCTGAAGAAGATGATGACTATAAAGAATTGGATTTCTAATGGCTTGGTACACTAAGATATCAAAAGACATTTCTTTTATCCCAGATGCTGTGGAATACTTTACGGCTGAATTACAGGCCGCAAAAGATGAATGCCGTATAACGGGAAATATTGAAAAAGCCGCGGCCGGTATGCCTGGTATTGTGGAACAAAGATTTAGTCAGCTTCAAGAAATTGAAGCAATTTTAGAATATCTTAATATTGAGCTTAGGAGACTTAAAAGTCAACACTTTAGAAAGTATCTTGAGAATTATCAACGTGCCTTAAGCAGTCGTGATTGCGAAAAATTTGTAGAAGGTGAAGCAGATGTCGTTGATTTTGAAAAGATTATCAATGAATTTGCTTTGCTTAGAAATAAATGGTTAGGTATCACCAAAGCACTTGATCAAAAGCAATGGCAATTAACAAATATTGTTAAATTGCGTGTTGCCGGTATGGAAGACGCAACACTATAACGAATTCGTCCAAAATACTGACTATAGGAGGCCTATTTTTTTCTTTCAAAGATTTGACTTTTAGTAACAAAGTGTGTACAATAAAATTATGATAACTGTTGACAAATTACTGATTAATTTACTTTCTTTACCTGAGCAAGACCTTAAAAATCTAGCCAAGAGAGATTTGAAGGTACTAAAAAGTCTTTCGAAGATAGTACTTGGCCCAAGTTTCATTACAGAAAATCAATCTCGCCTGTTGGTTAAGATTTTAAAGGAAAATTCTGAAAAAATTCCAAAATTAACAGATCAAATTTTAGAAACTATTGCTACTCCTACTTGGTCAAGGATTTTTAGACCTGTTGATAAAACTAAAAAGTTTTATATATCAACAAATAATTCAGGAGATCAAAATTTAGTCATTGAATTTGCATTTTCCTCAAATATTCGAAAATTATTGGCGGCAAATAACCGAGAAATTTCCGGTTTTACACAAGAGGCCAATGGAAAATTATATATCGCTGACCTAACAGAAAAAAATATTATCAGACTAGTTGACATACTACGTCCTTTAGATTTTGATATTGACGAAAAAATTGAAAATTTCTATTCGACCATTAAATCTTGGTCAAAAAATGAGATCACAGGCCAGTTTCTCATTGGAAATTTTGATCACTCTAATTTTCAAAAACAAATCACAGACGACTTGGGTATTGACACACCTATCGACAATAATGTTATAGTCGATCGATCTAACAGATACCAGTATTTTTTAGAGACTATGGAAAAAGAACCAGAAAATTTGGTGGAAAAAATTGCCTATAGAAAGAACACCAAAGTGTGGATTAATAAAAATGATTATCCGCTTGACGAAATTATATCGAGCCTAGTAAGTTTAAAAAGATTTCCAGTTCTAGTAATTTTTAATCAAAACGAACACAAAAAATGTCTGGAAGATTTGACTATTTTTCATGAAAGTTTGCAGAAAAACGGAATTATAGAAAATGTCGGAATTTATTTCCGTCTACCTAACGATGAATACGGAAGTCAATTTAATAAAGCTATCGCCGAAATTAGCCAATACTTTCAAATATGAGATTCCTTATGCTCGATACCACCCGGCTTATAAGCTAGGACGATGGGACGGAATGGTCAGTTTGTTTGGTCTAGGTGGTAACGGATACTTAAATCAATTAGAAACAATCCTAGATATACTAGGCAAAATGAATATTAGCGTAGACGAAGTTGAAGACCTGCGTACTACTCAACAGATTTCCTTTCCACCTGTAACAGAAACTTATTGGGCAGACAAAGGCAAGGTTTGGCCTAAGGGGCATCCCCAAGAAGGACAGCCTATTATGCTACGTGATTATCAAGTAGAGGCTATTAACTTATTTCTAAACAACCATCAAGCACTGCAAGAGATTGCTACCGGTGCTGGTAAGACTATTACTACAGCAACATTAGCTGATATGTGTGAAAAATACGGTCGCACTATTACTATCGTACCTAATAAGAGCCTTGTTGAACAAACAGAAGAAGATTTTATTAACGTTGGTCTTGATGTTGGCGTTTATTACGGCGACAGAAAAGATCTTAACAAAACACATACAATTTGCACTTGGCAAAGTCTTAATATCTTAGATAAAAAATCTAAAAATCATGAACACGATATACTGACACTAGCTGAATTTTTAGATGGTGTTAAGACTGTTATTGTCGATGTACCTAAAGAAAAATTTGAGTCAGAGAGCATATTTGCTAGCATTGGCCCAGTTATTGGCGGTATCAAAGCACACGAACTGCAAGAGAAAGGTGTACTATCAAACTGTCATGTAAACATTGTACAAATGATTGATGTTCCAGAATTTAAAAGCTATGCAGAAGAATTAAAATATCTTGTCACTGACGAAGACAGGATGATCTATATCAGTAAATTAATCAAAGAAATATCAAAATCAGGCAATACTCTAGTTCTAGTTAATAGGATTGATTCAGGCAAATTTTTAGTTAACGAATTAGAAGGCTCAGTGTTTATTTCAGGTGAAGTAAAAACAAAAGACCGAAAGGAAGAATATGATGAAGTTAGGACCAGTGATGACAAGATTATTGTGGCGACTTATGGTGTGGCCGCTGTGGGTATTAATATTCCAAGGATTTTTAATCTGGTTCTTCTTGAACCCGGAAAGAGCTTTGTCCGCGTTATCCAAAGCATTGGCCGAGGCATTAGAAAGGCAGAAGACAAAGACTTCGTACAAATATGGGACATCACTTCAACATGCAAGTATGCCAAACGGCACCTCACCGAGAGGAAGAAATTTTATAAGGAGGCCAAGTATCCCTTCACTATTGAGAAGACGGATTGGCAAAAATAAGGAACATGCAGATATTAACATTAGATAACAAAACATTTAGTCTAAATAATTTACCAGACGAAGTTGATGATAGCACTAGATTTGCGGTATTAGATAATTCAGATCCTAAAGATCCAGATTTTTATTTTATGCCGTTAATATTTTTAGAAAGTTTTAACGCACCAGCAATGGTATTAAGAATCGGCGATGATGAAGTAACTATGCCCATTGATTGGTCAATAGCAGTAGGTGACAGTTCTAGTGCCAGCGACATTGAAATATTACCGTTGACTAGTTTAAATGATAGAGGATTTGAAGCGTTAGTGTTCAACCCGTTAAGTTCGTTTAGAGTTGAATTTAAAAAGATCGAGATAGTAAATTTTTATAATGATGTCAAATGGTATTTCCCTAAAATGAAAAATGGACAGTTGTTGGCTGTGCCTACAAGATTCCAAGAAAAACCAAATTGTGCATACTTTGTTAAAGAAATTTCAAGACAAAGTGAAATTATTCAATTAGATAAAATATTATGATTGATAAAGATTGGCTATCACGAATAGAAATCGCTTATAAAGCATATCCGTATCCTAATAAAGAAATTGAAAGATTTATTCAATGGATTTATAAACAATATGGCATAGTTCAACCGGAGAAAAAAGATGGGAACTCTTAAACCAGGTGCTACATATATTTACGAAAGAGCCGACGGTGTAGTTTATGCTAGAGAGTTTGGTAAGACTGAAAGACGAGAAATTGGATGGAATTACGATTCTCGAACTTCCGACGGTCGTCCGTTAGTAGATCATATACAAGAATCGAAATTGTGGGGCGAAATATTTCGAGAAGCTAAAACCAATATCGCTTTACAAAAGGCATTAGATAATGCTATACTAATATATCGTTTAAGCAAAGACAAACCTCTATGAGTGAAAAAGTTCAATTAAAAGAAAAAATACAAGCAGTTGATGAGAACATTCGCGAACTGTGGGATGCCATGGATCCTGAAAATCAAAAAGCACTAAAAAGCGAATTGTTTATTTTGAACAGATACATCAGTAATGCTAAAACTTCAAATGTTGAGCATCAACAGCACTTTGTATTAACTGTTAACGAATATTTTAATAAGCACTGGAACACACTTCAAAAACATCCTAAGCTACTTTGGTTACTACTATGTATGTGTAGTTATGATGGTAAGAAACAGTTTTATCATGAGTGGATTGGACACAAAAAGAAAGCTGGTAGTGATAGCAAAAAAGTAAAATTCTTATCAAACATTTATCCTAACAAAAAGATGGACGAGATCGAAATGTTGTCTGCTATGGTTACCGATAAAGAACTTAAAGAATTGGCTAAAAAACACGGCATGGATGACGCTACTATTGCAAAGACATTTAAATGATGGCATTGGTTGAAAAACTATCTGGTTATGAGTGTCAGTATTGTGGACATAAATTTTCTCGAGAAAATACTCTAGCAGTACATGTCTGTGAACAAAAACGCCGGCATCTAGCTAAGACAGAAAGACATGTTGTATTAGGCTATGATACTTACAATCGATTCTATAAACTCAATCAAAATTCTAAAAAAGACAAAACATATGAAGAGTTTGCTAAAAGTCCTTACTACAATGCATTTATAAAGTTTGGTAGTTTTGTCAGTAATGTTAATCCCTTATATCCCGACAAGTTTATTGATTATGTGATTAAAAGTGGTGTAAAATTAGATCACTGGTGTAGAGACGAACTATATGACAACTATGTGGTTAATTTAATTAAGAATGAGCCTGTAGAGGTTGCACTAGAACGTAGTATTAAATATATGATGGACTGGGCAGAAAATAATCAAAGTGTATGGAATCATTATTTTTTGTATGTAAGTCTTAGTCGTGCAACATATGATATCAAAGATGGAAAAGTTAGTCCTTGGGTTTTATTAAATTGTAATAACGGTAAAGATTTATTAAAGAAGCTCAACGACGAACAATTACAAGCAATAAGTACTATTATGGATTTACCTTTTTGGCTTAATAAGTTCAAGCGGTTACCTGCCGATGTTGGACTAGTTAAACAGGTAGTCAGGGAATCGAATTTATGACCACACATGTTAATCCAAATCCTGATGCTAAAGAGTTAGGTATGCAGGTGATCGTTGTTGAAGAAGATAATTCTGTATATGTTAAAATTACAGGATTTGATAATATTGAAGAAGCAGAAGGGTATGCTGATTATCTAACAGAGACCCTACCATTAATGTTATTTGAATCAGGGACACAACACTAATGCCAGATATTGACATTGACTTTGCAGATAGAACAAAAGCACTTGAACATTTCAAGCATGTCACTGCGGCTATTAAAGAAGATAGTACTTTTAAAAAGCACAATACTGGTATATATTGTACTTCTGTGCCCTACAATCCAATTACAGGACTAAGTACAATAGATTACAAAGAAGCAGAAGATAGAGGTTATTTCAAGATAGATTTCTTGAACGTCAGTGTTTACGAAGGTGTAAGAGATAGACAACATCTCAAACAATTAATGGAGACAGAACCACTATGGGATCTACTAGAGCAGAAAGATTTCGCGGATTTATTGTTCCACGTAAATGGGCACAGTGGATTAATGAAACAAATGAAGCCACGCAGTATAGAAGAGTTGGCAATGTGTATCGCTTTGATCCGCCCAGCCAAGAGACACTTAATTGGGAAGACTTGGACGGAGATTGGGACAGAGATTTGGACGAAACCGGAGAACGGTGACTACTACTTTAAGAAAGCTCACGCTATTGCGTATGCTCATGTAATTGTTGTTCAGATGAATTTAATTTGTGAATCAGTTAGTTACGGTTACAGTTAACGCGGTTTTCTAACCAGTTGAACACTTTTACGTTTTACTCTCTTTAGCGTTAGATTCATTAAATTCACAACAGGCCCTAAAATTACACGGACATCTTTGCTGTTAAAAGTTCGTATAGCATACGCAAAGGGTTGTATTTGATCTCTACAGATAATATTAATAGGAAATTGACGGTTACTTTCCCACCACCAAGTTTCGCCTATTTCTAAAAATAACTGCTTCTCGTCAGTAGTCCTTATAGCATTTAAATCGTAGAAGCTTGTAACGTATTGATCTTGGTTGATAATTATACCCACGTACTCTTCTTCACCGTAGTTAAGTACTGATATAAAGGGTAAATTTTGTTCAATATCGTCTCTTAGTTTTGCCATAAATATAGTATAAGGAATGCCAGATGCAAAAAATCTCACAATATTTATACTCTAATAGAATCGAGCTATTAGCCGATCTGGCCACTTTTAATGTGGAGTTTACTAACGTGTATCAGAGACCGATAAAAATTTACAAAGGTGTTGACAATGTCTTAGAGTTTGACATTAAGAATGCCGATCAAAAAAGACTTGACTTAATTAATAGCCCAGCTATAGATAACATTAAATTAAATGTAATAGACGCTTCGGGTTTTGAAGTTGGTGTATATGATATTACTCCACAAGCCCCAACCAAGGGCATTGGCATTGCAACTATTCCTGCGGCAGATTTAGAAGATTTTACTGCACAATTTTTTAGATACAGCGTTACATGTGACAAAGGACTCGATGAGATTTTATTATACGGCGACACACGTTTTAGTGCTCTCGGCACACTCGAACTAGTTGGGCCAGCTAAAGGCATTAACAAGGCAGACCTAGAACCAAGAGTATATGATACATTTACAGCAGAGATCGATCTTAAAGGTGTTCCTACCTGGCATTCAAGTGCTATACCTGCTACATTCTATGAAGCAGATAAAAGATCAACCCTACAATTTGATATTGACGTTTTAGGATTAACTGGCAATGTTTGGATCGAAGCAACTAAGAGTACAACTATTACTGCCGAAGCATTCAAAGCAGGTGATACAGTTCATTCATTTTCAAACTCTGAAGATCAAACAGCAACACTAACTAGTCCAGCATTAACTATTGGCGATTACAAATACTTCCGTGTTTCATACTCAAGCCAATTAGGTAATGGTATTGGTGCAAGTTTTAGCGTACAACTAGATAATAATTCCTATGTTGTGCAAGTTAGAAGTGGCGGCACCGGTTATGCTGTCGGTAGCCAAATAAAAGTTTTAGGTAGTGTTTTGGGCGGTACTGACGGTGTAAATGATTTGATCATCACAGTTACCGGCACAGATGGTTCAACAACTGGTTATGTTTCCAGTTACTCAATTAGCGGTATAACATCTGTAAGTTGGACTGGAACTGCGGCTACTGG